AAAGGGACTTTCAGGCTATCCGAACCGCAACAGTACATCCTCACCAGTGCTCAGGAAATCAACCTTTTCCTCGCCGGTATCGGAAGCGGAAAGACCCACCTGGGCGGATTGGTGAGCGCGTTCTACATTCAGAACTTCCAGAATGCCAGCGGATTCATCGGGGCGAATACACACGGACAGTTGAACACGTCCACGATGGCGCAAATTCGGAAGGTGTGGAAAGGATTGGGCCTACTGGAAGAGCGGGACTATGTGATCGGAAAGGCGCCGCCGAAGGGATTCAACAAGGACCGGCACAACTTCAAGAGCTACGACGGGATTTGCAGTTGGAAAAACGGGGCGATAGTTTTCCTGGGGTCCCTGGAGAACGCGAAGATTCACGACGGGAAAGAATTCACATGGGCGATACTGGACGAAACGAAAGATACCCGGGAACTGGACGTGAAAGAAGTGGTGCTTGGCCGGATGCGGCAACGGGTTTTCGGGTTCGATGAAGCGGGGCGGTTGGTACTGAAACCGGAGGGAGGATTTAACCCGCTTTACATCCTGACAAGCCCCGCAAAAGTCCAGTGGCTGAACGAGTGGTTTGGCCTGGACGAAGACCGGGCGGAAATCGAAAGCGTGATCTACTCAAAGACCGAGTTTTTCACCAAGGAAAAGAACGGGAAGTGTGTGGCGGTTTCAAGTACGTACCACAACGAGGCGAATCTGCCGCCGGGATATATCCAGCGAATTCTGGACAACAACACGGAGGAAAGAGGCAAGGCCCTGATATACGGAAACCCATTTACCAAGACCGGCGGCGAGTTTTACAGCAGTTTTTCGGCGATTCGGCACGTCGGGCGGGTGGATTTCAAGCCGGAACTTCCGGTACATGTAACCTTTGACCAAAACGTAGTGCCGTACATAACCGCTGGGCTTTGGCAGGTCGACACAGAAAACGGGCAGTACAACCTTCGGAAGTTCGACGAGTTCTGCCTGCCGAACCCGAACAACACGACGGAAAGGTTGTGCCAAGCGATAGCGGCGAAGTATGGCGACGGGATGAAAACGATTTTCTACTATGGGGATGCAAGCGGGCACAAGAGCGATACACGGGCGAATGTGACGGACTATGAAATAGCGCAACGGGAGTTGCGGAAGTGGCTGAACAACGGAAGCGACCGGACAGAACACAGGAACCCGCCGGTCATCAAGCGCCGGGACTTCATCAACAACATCTTCGACGGTCGCACACGGTGGGCAATCCTGATAGACGAAAAGTGCAAGCATACGGTCGCAGACTTTACCTACCTGAAACAAGACCCGAACGGGAAAAAATGGAAGGAGATAACGAAGGACGAAGTGAGCGGCCAGAAGTTCGAGAAGTACGGCCACACCAGCGACGCAGACGACTACTTTTTCTGCAAGATCGCCGAAAGCGATTTCGATAGGTTTTGCAGCCAATAGCCAACAGGGTAAAAAACAAACACATGACACAACAGCAGGCATTGGTGCGACTGATCGAAGTCGTGAAAGGCAAAAGACACAAAAACTACGACCGGACGGTCGCGCTTGCTGCCTTGTACCGGAAACTTTATACCGGTGACGGAATAGATGACCTGTTGCAAAGGTTTGTTGCGCGGGAATCGGATGCTGCATTTGCACAGCGAAAGGCGCTCACCGTCCACGTTGTACCGACCACGGCAAAGAACATAATGGACGTGTTTAACAAGGTTCCGAGGTCGAACTACCAAAGGATTTTAAAGCACGAAACAGAATCAAAGCCTACCGTCGAACTCGACAGTAGGCTTCGGAATTTCTGGGGAATGCGTTCCCTGGACGCCTATGTCCAAACAAGGTGGATCGAAATGAACGCGACGGATCCAAATGCTTTCTTGGTAGTCGAGTTCGACGAATTCGACTACCGAACCGAACGGGCGGCGCCGTATCCTTTCGAGGTCTCGAGCGTGCAAGCGGTGGATTATTCCTACCAAAACGCTGTGCTAAAACACCTGATCGTGAAGACACAAATCGCGCTTCCGACAAAGGACAAGCCGGACGGCACCGGCGACAAATACACCGTCTACTTGGAAAACGAAACGATGGTTCTTGTGGAAATCCCGAAAGACATTGTTCCGTTCGGGCTGCTCGAAAAGGATGGCGGTTTTCAGTTGTATGCAGATGGACTATACCTGTGCGAAAAAAAGCGGTGGTACAGACTTTCGATAGCCATACCGCACAACGCAGGCCGGGTTCCGGCCAGGCAGGTGGGCTACACCCGCGACCCTTGGACGGACGGGCAAACGTATGTAGCGCCTTACGACAAGGCTGTTCCCTTACTCATGAAGTCAATCAAGGTCAACTCCGAACTCGACATAACCATGTCGCAACAGGTGTTCCCGCATCGTCTTCAATACATGCCGAAATGTGGCGTGCAGGATTGCCACGATGGGTACATGCCGAACGGCCAGCAGTGCGGCACTTGCAAGGGCACCGGACATGCCTCAATCACGTCGGCACAGGACGTGATCTACATCAAGATGCCGAAAAACCCTACCGAGATAATCGACCTTGAAAAACTTCTCGCATTCAAGGGCCCTCCTATGGATGTCGTGAAATTCCAGGCCGAATACACCGAAAGCCTGACGGCCGCGGCCAAGGCGGTGGTTTTTAACTCCGAATCCTTCACGCGCCAACAAATCCAGGACACCGCCACGGGCAAGATGCTCGACCGCGACAACGTGCAGGACACTCTTTACACTTGTGCGCAGGGGTTCGCCGAAACATGGAAGTTCCTTGTGGACCTGACTGCCATTTTCACGGGGCTGGATAAGGGGCTGACGGCAAAACTGGTGTTCAGCAAGGATTTCAAGTTGAAAGGCATTACCGAACTGGTGGCCGACCTCGAAGCCGCCAAGCGCAGCGAGGCCGGGCCGGCAGTTATCCAAAACATACAAGAGCAAATCGCCCGGATCATGTACGCGGATGCGCCGGATATGTACCGGAAGTGGGAAGCACAGGAACGATTCAACCCGTTCAGCGGAATGTCGGAAACGGCGGTTTCGCTGGCGCTTTCAGACCCGGCGGTTCCGGCCCGGTACAAGGTTCGGTATCTGATGCTTGGGGTGATATTCTCCGAAATCGAGGCGGAAAGTCCAGGATTCTACAAGATGCCGGGCGAGATGCAAGGGAGAATTATAGATCAGAAAGTACAGGCATACATGGCGGAAGGAAGCACGGCGAAACCAGTTTTCGCGGCAAACTGATGACCGATGACGACGAAAGAGGTACTGAAATACATCGAGCAGTGGTCGGAAAAGTTCGAGGCCCGGATTTCTGAACTGGTCGAAGCGCTGGACAAAAGAGTCCAGACCATGCAATACGGACTGCGGCGGCGCCTGCTGGAGGCGATTTTCGGAATGTTCGAGATGGACGGCGCGAATCTGAAAAAGAGCGCGAAAAACATACAGGCTGTGCGCAAGTTGGAGAGGATTTTCGACGGGTTGGAGCGCGACATTATCCGGGACGAATTGGCGCTTTTCGCGGCGGAACTACTGGAAGTCGGGGGCTTGACAATCGAATACTACCAAGCGACGAATCCGGCAGCAAAGGCCGCAGCGGTAAAAAACTCGCTCGACCTGCTCCGGGCCGTGATCGGGGTTGACAAGGAAGGCGGGCTACTGGAAGGCGGGTACCTGGACCGGCTGGGAAAGACCGCCGAAGTACGCGAAACCATCCGGCAGTATGTAGTGCAAAGCATAGTCGGGAAAAGGAGCCTGTCGCAATTTCAGAACGGGTTGCGGTCGCTGGTGGAAGGGAACGCAGAAACAGACGGGGCGATGCAGCGCTATTGGAGGCAATACGCTTACGACACTTTCAATCAGGCGCACGAGGTGGTGAATTCGAGCATGGCCGACGAACTTGAATTGCAGCACTTCATATACCAGGGCAGCGTGATACCAAACACCCGGGCATTCTGCAGAAAGAAAGCGGGAAAGGTTTTCACCAGGGCGGAGGCGCTGAAATGGAAAAACGACCCGGATTTGATCGACAAAAAAACGGCGGCGACTTATAACCCTTTCCTCGAAAGGGGCCGATACAACTGCCGGCATTGGCTTAACTGGATTTCAAAGGACGTGGCTGAAACGCTACGGCCAGAACTGAAAAAATGAAAATAAGCACATCTCGAATCGAATTCAAAGCCCTGCTGATCTGGCAAGGCATGGCAACGAACAGGCACCTTGTTGCAATCAACAGGTTGGTGTTCTGGTGGTACTACCGCCGCATCCCGGAGTTTTACCGGCAATGGACAATACTTGCATCTATTCGGGTTTTCGCCGGAGGTTACAGTCAGATCGAACGGGAATGGCAAAGCGAGGCAAGGCGGGCTGACAGATATTTCAACCAAGTGGTTCAACTTGAAAGGGGCAAAGCATGATACAGCAATTCACGATTTCCGAACTGCCCGCCGAGGCGCCCATGTCGATCTACGCCGGTGACGACGTAGAAATCCCTTTCGTGCTCGAAGAAGGCGAGGCGCCGAACTACACCCCGATCAATATCACCGGGTTTGTGTTCACGCTGCGGATTGAGAAAACCCGTGACAGTTCGGACCCGCTGGTACTTACCACCACGGGCGGGGGCATCCCGATCACATCCGGATCGGGCGGGGCCGGGAAGATCGTATTCACGCGCACCCAATCCACCGACCTGAATATTTCAGAGCCGTTGCGATACGACTTCTTCTATATCGACACGAACAACAAGAAAAAGACCCTGAACGGCGGGCCATTCAAGGCCGTAAAACGCAGAGCATCGTGACAATCCGCCTGACATTGATACAGCCCACCTACCGCATTTCGCTCGAACAACGCGAACTGCGGTTTTCCTTTCCGCGGTCTATACCTCCGGTTGACCTGCCGACCGACGGGTCTGTCGGGGATGTGCTGACATGGAACGGGTCGGTTTGGGAGGCGGGGGCGCCGGGGTCGGCTGCAAATCTGGAAGTCTGGCCGGCGGGCGAAAACCTGAGCGCTGGCAGGGTGGTAGTTATTGATGCGGGAGAGGCTTGGTACTTCCAGCCTGGAACTACGGGGCACAATAACCGAGCCTATGGTATCACCAAAACCAGCGCTACAACCGGAAACAATGTGACCGTCCAGACTGGAGGCACTATTTCAGATTCAAGTTTTTCGACATTCAGTGATGAGGCACTTTATGTTGGCGATGACGGAGAACTACAAACCACATGGCCGACATCCGGAATTATCCAAAAGGCTGGTGTTGCGGTAGGTGACGATAAAGTGAAAATTGATTTTTCAGTTCAAATAAAACAAGCATAAATCAAACACAATGGCAACTAAAAAGTATCTGATTGTAAATCCAAGCGCAGGCTCTCCGTTCACACAGGAAAACACTATTGACACAAGCGCAGGCTCCGGCGACTCTGGCAAAATTCCATCTCTGGATGGTAATGGAAAACTTGACCTGTCTTTCATGCCCTCCGGGGTTGGTGGTGACACTCGCACGGTAACGGCTGGCGAAACACTTGCTGCTGGAGACCTTATCTACCTTAATTCCACGCCTGAAGCCCTTAAGGCTGATGCCAACAGCGATGCTAAGGCCGCTATTGGGTTTGTTCAGTCAGGGATCACCGCCGCCGCTACGGGAACTGCATATTTCGGCTCTGGAATGATTACAGGTCTTTCGAGCCTTACGCCAGGAGCAAAGTATTACCTATCCGCAACCACTCCGGGCGGCATAACCGCTACGAAGCCATCCGGCGCTGGCGACATCATCCAGCAGATCGGTGTAGCGGTTTCGACAACCGAACTGTATTTCGAGCCGCAAGACGCAATTCTACTCATCTGATGGCGCAGGCTCCCGCTCTTATACTTGGAGGCAATACTGGCTTTCGGCAAATGCCAGCATCCGACACATTCCCGGCGGTTAACATCCCGGGGGCGGCTGTAATATCCGCGACCGTATCGAGCGACCAGAACGATTTTGCCCCCACGGGATGGGCCGATGCGGATATAGTGCGGATAACTTTCGATAGTGGCATTCGATCTATAACCGGCCTTACAGCATGGACGAATGGAAAGACCAAAACGCTCCTGAATGTGACGAATCATCCGGCATACGTGCCGATAGAGCACCCGGATTCCTCGTCCGGGAATCAGGTTCTTGGGGAGGGGGATTGGCTGATCGAACCTTTCGGGTGTATGGTTGTGATGTACGATAGCACAAGTAGCAAGGTTCGAGTCCTTAGCAACTCGTTCAATGCAGCCGATATGGGGGTTAGAGGAAAGGGCGTGTACTGGCGCGCAAGCCCTGGCTCTACGAACCAGAGTGATCACCCATCGCTCGGGCTGGCGACGGCTGGAACGGGGGCGAGCAATCAGAACGATGTGCCGACTACTGCGCTTCCGGCTGCGTGGGGTCTGGTTGCTGGAACTACATCAACAGGTGTATCACAATTGCACCTCATAAAGAATGCACTGGCGACAACAGCCTTCGGGGCTGCACACCTGTGTGCATGGGCTTACATATACATACCTACACTGAGCACGTCGGCGCAGCGGTTTATGACGCAACTATCAATCACCGCTAGCGCAAATGGCACCACGCTGGCGGTGAATAACTCTGTTGGCATCCGACACAACGATAACACGAACAGCGGAAAGTGGCAGGTCTACACGAGGGACAATGCAGGATCGGAGAGCACGGCGGATAGCGGAATAACAGTTGTTGCCGGAACGCTGTATGCGCTTCGCATATGGGTGAACAAGGCCAGGACAGAGGCCAGATACTTCATAACTGACGGGACAAACTCATACTCGGGCCGACTCACGGGAACTATGCCGAACGGAGTAACCTGCGGCGCTCGGATAGGGATGTTCAAAAGCGTGGGAACGACCAGCAGAACCCTGAACGTGGCCGACTTCGGCCATTTCGCAATCTACTGAGCATGGGACAGATCACAGCCACAAACGGTACCATTTCGCGAACATTCACCTGCGCACAGTACGCGCTTATGAATAGCGCGTTGCCGTCGGGCTGGACCATTACGGAAAACACCTGCGGCGTATACCTCGGACAGTTGCGAAGCCCTTACGCATCCTTCGGGCTGGAGGTGGACGGGACGCGGTTGCCAGGGAACAACTACACTTACAAGGCAACGGTAGCATCGAACCGGGTTATAATACCGACATCCGCTTTCACACTGCCCGGGAAACCTGAAAACGTAGAGGTTATAATTCGCAGACAGTTTTACAATCCCGATGTCCCAGGAGACACGCGGGATTTTGCCGTAAATAACATAGACAATTCAATAGACTTCAACCCGGCGCTAAACCTGAACGGGCAGACCGCCTACATACGAGTATTCAGATAATGGAAAAAAGAATCGGGATTGCCATTCTCATCTCCGCATTCGCATTCGCCCCTGGAAAAGTCCGGGGGCAGTGCGATCCCGATGGCGTTTGGCTCGAATTGCAAGCCTACACATCGTCGACCAGCCTCCTGATCGGCCAAAGCGGCTGCGTGAAAGGCGCAGTTGTCATTTCGCCATTGCAGGTATCGAACGACACCATCCGGATGATCGGAGGCGGAACAGTCGGGTATGTGCTCACATGGAACGGCACGGCATGGGTACCGGCTGCAACCGACCGGCAAACGATTTCGGCAGGGGACGGATCAGGCAGCGATAAAACGATCAATCTCTCGGACGGCGGCAGCGCCGTGGTGCTTCGCCCTGGATCGAATGTCACAATGTCGAGAACAGGGGACACCATCACCGTTGCCGCAACACCTGGCGCGGGCGTTACGGACCTGACATTTTCCGGATCGTCATCACCCGTAACGCTCAATAGTAGCAGCGGTACAGACGTAACACTTACAGCCGGAACAGGGGTAAGTCTTTCTGCAACCTCGACAAATACCACGATTACCAACACGGCACCGGATCAGACGGTTTCGATCACAGGAGGCGGCATCAACAACGTGACCGGAACCTATCCGAATTTTACGGTTACGGGAACGGAGGTAGACGGTAGCATAACCAACGAAAACCTTACGATAAGCGACGGGACGGACAGCGAAAATTTGGGCGGTCAAACCCTGAATGTCGTGGCTACCGGAATCGCAACAGTGGATTACATTCCGGGAACAAATACGCTTTCGATCGGGGCTATTGAGGCAGATGGCAGCACAACCAACGAAGCCTGGACAGTAGATGCGGATGGAGGTGCAACGGAGGTGATAAGCAGCCAGACTGTCCTTTTTTCAGGCGCTGGAATAAATGCGACATCTTACG